ATAAGTTTATACAAAAGGGAATAGATCCTAAAAATATAGACAAAATGTTTGAACGGTTTCAAGAACTTTTGAAAAAAATTGATCCACAAAATCTAAGTCTGAATGAAGACATGGGATCTTCTAACATCGCTATGGTAAATGTAGATGGTGATAAGAACATCAATGTAATTAATCAAGAGGGAGCAAGAAGTTTTGTGAATATGGGTATGGGTAATAAAATAAATATGATGCAAATGCAAGGATACTTCACAGTCTAATGTCTAATACAGAAAAATCAAGTGGATTGTGGACTAGAAGTCACAAAATAACTAAACTAAACGTAGCGGGAGATCAAAATGAGGCAGGAGATGCGAGTAATTCTGCTCAATCTCTATTAGGTCAGGTAGTGTATATTAGATATATGGAGACAATAGCTGGCATGTGTATGGTGGAGTTGACATTTGTAGACACTAACGGTTTCTTAGACAGTTTACCAATAAGAAGTGGTATGAGACTTGAATTGGAAATAAATCATGCAAGTAGGGAAGAAGATCCATTCAGTTTTTCAGGGACAAAAAATAATGATTTAATTGTTGTTAACATATCAGATGTAAAAAGAGAAAGTAAGAGAGAAATATTCACACTGACATGTGTAACTAGAACAACTCTTAGTAATCATACCACCAGAGTGTTTCAAAGATATGATGGTAACATAACTGATAGTGTAGAAAAGATACTTACAGAAACTCTTGAAATTGATTCATCAAGATATAAATTGGATAAAACCTCTAATGCATACAGTTTCACAGGAAATTATTTGAGACCCATAAATTGCATATCAAGATTAGCAGCAAAATCTGTATCTTCTTATGATAAAATGTCAAAAGAAGAAGGATTAGCAGGATTTGTATTCTTTGAGAGTGAGTTGACAGGATATAATTTTAGATCTGTTGACGAAATGTTGAAGATAGAACCTAAGTTTCAAAAATATAAACAAACGGGTTTCAAGGACGCAATGGATACAGACCCATTTGTGATTAGTAGTCAACCAGTTTTCGTAGAAAGTCATGATCTGATCAAAAAGTTGAGGATGGGGCAATACAAGTCTAATAATGTGGTATATAATATAATGAGTAGGAACGTTGATTTTTATGAGTATCAGTCAAAAGTGAATGACGATAAGGATGTTCCTAGTGATGTTGATGAACTCACTTCACGAAGACTTCTTACTGTTCTTGATCTTGGACTGACCACTAAAGAGGGAGATGAATTGAAAGAGGATGCAGAGGCAATTTCATGGAGACATGCACATGTAGCTGCTAGATACCAATCATTATTCTCTCAAAAATTAAAAGTTTCGATTCCTATGAATTTGAACCTAGAGGTTGGTCAGACTTTGGAATTCGATTTTCCAGACATAAATACTGGCGATAAACCTAGAGGACAAACACCCAGTTCAGGAAAATACTTGATCGCAAAGCTAGTACATGGTTTTGGTGATCCTAGAGGTGATTTTACTGGACTATCACTCGTTAGAGATTCCTTTACCCCAAGTGCCGAATGAAAACCATCGAAGACCACATAGCAAAGGACAAAGAAATCCTTGCTGATCCTAAAACTTCTGAACCAATGCGTCATCACATTGAAGATGAATTGCATGATCTAGAAGAATATGTAGAGCATCATAAAGATGAAATTGAAGCAGGGGATCATCACGATCCTAATGTGTTGGAAGTATTTTGTGATGTTCATCCTGATGAACCAGAGTGTCTAGTATACGATGACTAATGCTTGAACAACAGTCAATTAAAACCCAACATTTTGGGCAAGATGGTTTCTACTGGTTTGTTGGACAGGTAGTTATCGATGAAAATTGGCGTGTTCAAAAAGAGAAGCAATCTAATAAGTACGGTTATAGAGCGAAGGTAAGAATATTAGGTAAGCATCCACACACTGCTGAGATACCAGACGATAAACTCCCATGGGCACACTTCCTTGTTCCTCCAACAATGGGAGCTGGTATCAATCACTATGGTATTAGTAATGTAGTTCAAGGTGGAGAGACAGTTTTTGGATTCTTTTTAGATGGTGAAGATGCTCAACAACCAGTAATTTTTGGTGCTCTTTATCAACATGAAATGATAGAGAACATACAGGATTGGAATGATGTATTGGAAAAAGGGACATCTGGATTCGCACCTATAACCACAGATCCAATACTAAAACCAGGTGCACCCACTAGAGCAGTGGGAGATGGTGTAATTTTTGAAGGTGGCACTATACCTGACAATAACAATTATATACAAGCAGAAGGTGGTGGTGGAAATACAGTAAACACAGTTGCTCAATATAAAAATAATGAACTAATAGAAGTAATAAGTGCCACAGAGTGTAATCTACCAGCGTTAGAAATGAGTAACGCTACGAAAGAATTACAAAAGGTCATGGGTTACATATCAACTCTAAAAAATGTACAAGGAAGTTATGTAGATCCTGTATTGAATACTATTGTAAACGTCGATAAAGTGATTGCTAGGGCAGCATCAAAAATGGCAGGGGGAATATCAGGAGTTATAAGCAGAGCAAGAGATGATATGTTTGAAAAGATTGATGATGCACTCTCTAAAAAATTATCATTCTTAGATCCTGATTTTATAGCAAAACAATTAGAAGCAGACAAACAAAAAGATGGTATATCTTGTTTGTTTTCAAATATATTGAAAGGTCTTGCATCAATGATTGGTAAATTCTTAAAGAGTTTAATTGGAAAGGTTCTTAATTTACCAATTTGTGCTGCTGAACAATTTCTGTCAGGACTATTAGCAAAACTAAGTGGTGATATATTGAGTGGTATAGGTCCTGCTTTAGGTGCTTTAGGGTCATTGATGGGTGGTGGTATAGCAGATTTCTCAAGTATTTTAGGAAAGGCATTCGCTGGTGCTCAAGCGTTATTAGGATTATTATCATGTGAGGGTGCAAAATGTGCTACACCTACAGATTTTATTATAAACAAAGGTCCTAGTTCTAAAAAGGCATTAGATTTTGATAGAATGATAGGTATGCAAAGTATAATGTCCAAGGTGGATTCAGGAATTGACAATTTGATTGGAGAGGCATTTCCTAATCTTGGTAAGATAGGTAGCACTGTATCTGAAATAAGTACTTTAGCGGGTACATCTGCATCAATTCCAAATATTGCTGGTGGCGAATCACTAAAATCTTTAGCAGGAGGATGTAACACACATGTCAAAGAGTGTGGTCCTCCTAAGGTTGAAATTTTTGGAGGCGGTGGTATAGGTGCTGCAGCAAAAGCAGTTATAAATGAGACTGGTAAAATTGTTGGTGTAAAAATGGATGATCTTGGATTAGGATATAAAGATATTCCTTATGTTACATTCATAGATAATTGTGGTAATGGAAAGGGTGCGTCAGCGACTGCAATTGTAGAGAATGAGCAAGTTGTAGAAATTGTAATGATAACTGAAGGTGAAGGGTATCTTGGTGGTGGTGGAAATACAGGTGAGGGGAGTGCTGAAGGTGAACAAGTTATAGGTGAAATATCAAAGGTACAAGTTCTAAGCACAGGAGTAAATTATCAACAAGGAGACCTTATTATTGTAGAGGGTAGCACCCCATTGACTCCAATAATAGAAGATGGTAGAATTGTAGGAGCAGAAGGTATAAGTAGTGTGGGATTAGATAGAATACCAACACTGACGATTCAAAGTAACACAGGTTACGGTGCGATAATCAGACCTGTCACTACATTCAAACCAATTGAAGATTACGAACAAACAATTCTACCTTCATCTCAAATACTTCATGTTGTAGATTGCCCTAGAGGTTACTAATGTCAGAAGAAAGAAAGTTCCCTCCGTATATTGTTAATCATCCAGAAGATGGTCTTTTTAGGATAGGACAAGAAGATAAAGATGAAGAAAGAAAATCTTGCATGGAAGCACATGCGGGTTCAGATGCCACTATTCTTTTATTCAAAGATGGTGGTTGGCAGATTAGATCAGCAAAAGCACAAGATCTTATAAATCCTGGTTCATCAATTGAGAACTATGGTAAAGGTCCTCTGATAATAAATGCAGATTCTGATATTAGAATAAAATGTGGAGGAGAATTCAATGTAAGAGCAAGTAAAATAACCATGACTGCAGATGGTAGCGGAGATCCGACCTTTTCTGAGTCACTTGAAGAGGGTAACGGTAATATAAAAATGACATCAGTTAGTAACGAAGTATTCCTTGAGGCAGGTAACTCTGCTAAAATAAAAGGTAAACAAGTTGCTATAGTTGCTACTACTAAAATGATAGCAGAGACAACATCTGGTGGTATGATATTAGCAGGACAATTTGTTCATGTACATGAAAAAGTGTCACAACTTATACCACAAAATATGATAAACATCAAAGCCGCTTATCCTTCATTCAAAGGTACCTCATGAATATACCTGACGTCCATTCACAAAAAATTGTAATAGGACCTGATCCTCATTTAGATCAATCCGTAGATACACTCAATGGAGACAAACCATATAATGGCACACTCGCTGTTACAGGTCCCGCATTCATCGGAGGTCACTCAAAGACCGCACATGGTGTTTTGAATGTAGGAGTTGATTTAGGTGATTTCTCGCCAGTAGGAGCAGGGAGAGCAGTCGATGTAGAGGGTGATGTTAGAGTGATAGGAAATGGTGGAGGGGTACAAGGTGTCGATGCGGTTGTCATCAATGGTGACGTTTTTGTGACAGGAAAAGTAGACTGTGGTAACAAAGGTAAACTTGCTTCAAGATTTAGTGCTGCTGATGCGAGACCAAAACCATTTGACATCAAGCATCCTTCAAAGGAAGGATACAGACTTAGATATGCATGTATTGAAGGTCCTGAGGTTGCTGTATATCATCGTGGCAGACTAAAGAATGCAAATGTAATTGAACTGCCAGAGTACTGGAAAAACCTTGTGCATGAAGATAGTATATCAGTCGATTTACAACCAATCGGTAAAAAACAAGATCTTGTCGTTGAAAGTTTTAACAATCAAGAGGTGGTGGTCAAAGATTATGCTGCCGAAGTGGGTCGTCAAGTTGATTGTTTCTTCATGATATATGGTGAGAGAAAGGATATAAATCCTTTGATTACTGAATATAAAGGAGATAGTTGGAAAGACTATCCAGATCCAAATTTCAATCCTGATGTAGTAGATGAGGATAACAGATCATATAATGATCCTAATTACAGACGCGATAGAAATACTATAACGATGTGAAAAAAATAATTTATATTCAAGAGAAGTTTTTGGATCCTTCTCTGTGTATTCCTTTTATTGATTTGGCAAAAAGAAATAAACAAGAGATACCATATGGTGATGAAAGTCGTGGTGGAGATACATTTTTGACAACAGTATCTACTCCCACCAAGGAGAGTCTAACAGATGGTTTTTTTCTAAAAGGAATGGATGTTCCAGAATCTGATGGTAATTATGGTGCTATCTATTTGGGTGGTGAAGTTGATCCGACCACAATACAGGTTGATGATGATGAATTATTTAAGACTGTAGTTCATGGAGTGACAGATTTATGTAAGGGTTTTGATCCTGACATAGAATTAGATTATGTGGGTGTAGTTCGCTGGCCAGAGGGCACATTTATGAAACCTCATTATGATAAAAATGATGTTCATGGTGAAGACGTATTTGCTGCTATGTTATATCTAAATGATGATTTTGATGGTGGATCTACGGTATTTGAACATATGGAGGTCAAACCAGAGACAGGTAAACTTATAATTTTTTCTAATTCAAAATATTTACACCATGTAAGTGAAGTAAAGAGTAGTGAAAGATATGTGTTATCATTTTGGTATAAATATCCAAAGATATAATAGATTTATGACACAAGTGACGTGTAGAGGAAAGGTTGGTGGTGATGGTATCATCGATTTTCCTGATGATTGGAATGGCAAAATTGATGTCAACACCATAAATGTACAATTGACTCCATTGAAGGTTTTTCAAGAGTTATTTGTAGATTCAATACAATATGGCAGAAGAGCACTCGTTAGAAATTCTAGCGGTGGTGTGATAAACGCAATGTTTGAGGTCAATGCAGAATTGACATAGTGACGTATTATGCTATACTAGAAAAACTACAGAGTTTAACTATGTTCGCAAATCCCGATACCTATGTTACAGAGATCGTCATTGATATCCCAAAAGCAACTTTCAAAATTTTTGGGAATGATGGTGCCAGTCAGGTTATAGAGTGCGATGATGCTGATCAATTTTGTTCAGTTCATCAGGTGGCAAAAAAAGCAATAGATATTGATAATGATATAAAGGTTTCATACATTTCATAGCACAATGATCAAACAATTTGTAAAGAGTTTACCAACTTCAGATTTCGTAAAAATCAACTTAGACACACAGTATTATACTAAGAATGAAGTAGATGCTCTTATAAATTATGCAGTTGCACAGGCAAGAGAGATTGATGAGGCATCAATGGCAAAGCATAATCGTGATGCTACTGTCATTAGTATGATACTAGGATTTACCACTCTTGCATTATTTGTCGATGGTTTACTTAGAATGTTGGGCATCATTCCACCTTTTATGCACCTTGATGTCAATATATTAGAGAAAGTGGTAAATAGAGTAGAGGTGGATTTAGCACCCATCCTACAAAAAATCGCAGGTCGGTGATGAGAACTTACAAAGAGTGGATTGAGAACGAAAAAGAGAAGGAAATACCAGAAGATATTGACGATGATGAACGGATAATCCTCATGCATACTAAATTCAATGACGATGGCTGCTAAATAGGTTGAGGAATTGGTGTCAGGATTATAGGTAATGCCGTTAAGTAGACTTGAGAATTTTCTAAAGAATATACAGGGAAACGTACTCTACGTAAATCCCGAAGAATTAGATGCGACTGACGATATTAGTAACACTGGTAATTCTAGAACTAGACCCTTCAAAACTATACAAAGGGCGTTACTAGAATCTGCTAGATTTTCATATCAACTAGGAAAGGATAATGATAAGTTTGATAAGACCACTATTGTAGTAGCACCTGGTATTCATTATATTGATAATAGACCAGGTTATCAAATCAGCACTGCAGGTGCGGTGACTGATATTAATGGAACAAGTCAGGTTATAAATCAGTTTTCTATAGGTACAGAGTTTGATGTACAGAGTGATCAAAATGTTTTATATCACTTCAACTCTGTGCATGGTGGCGTAATCATGCCTCGTGGTACATCCATCGTTGGTATGGATCTTAGAAAAACTAAAGTAAGACCTAAGTTTGTTCCTGATCCAACTAATAATAATATAAAATCAAGTGCAATATTCAGAGTAACTGGTGGATGCTATTTCAGAGAAGTTACAATTTTTGATGGTGATCCAGCAGATAGAATTTTCAAAGATTATACAACAACAACAGTTCAACCAAACTATTCACACCATAAACTTACCGCATTCGAGTTTGCTGATGGTACAAATAAAGTAACAGGCAAAGAACTCACAGACTTAGACATGTATTATGCTAAGTTGACTCTTGCCTATGGTAATAGTTCTGGTCGTGCGATACCTTCATATCCAACTAATACTGATTTCGAGAAGGTTACAGATGAATCAAGGATTGTTGGAGAATTATCACAAGTAGGTTCAATTGAAATTGAGGATATCTATTCAGGTGTAAATCCAAGTTCATCCACTGCAACCACTGTCATATCTGTGGTGACAGCTGAACCTCATGATTTCAACGTGGGCACTCCCGTGATTGTAAGAGGTGTATCTGGTGCAGGTAATGTAAATGGCACTGAGTATGATGGAGTTCATATTGTAACTCAGGTATTGAGTGATACTTTATTCACTTATAGTGTAACAACTGCTCCAGCATCCACTGCAACACCAAATCTATCTGGTTTAGCACCTACAGTTACCATTGAAAGTGACACTGTTGCATCTTCATCACCATATATCTTCAACTGTTCAGTAAGATCAGTATTCGGTATGAATGGACTTCATGCTGATGGTGCCAAAGCAACAGGATTCAAATCCATGGTTGCTGCACAGTTCACTGGTGTGTCACTAAACAAAGATGATTCTGCTTTCGTAAGGTATGATTCAGCATCTGGATCTTATAAAGACCAAACAACTTTAGGTGGATCAGTAACACTTCACACTGATTCATTTGCCATACACAAACCCTCTCACGAGAGTTTTCATATAAAGGCATCGAATGATGCTGTATTACAATTAGTATCCACGTTTGCTGTAGGTTGTGGAAAACATTTTATTTGTGAGTCTGGTGGTGATGCATCAATAACAAACTCAAACTCAAACTTTGGTGAAAAGGCATTGGGTGCTGATGGTTTTAAATTTGATGCATTCAACAAAGATGATAAGGGATATATTACAGCAATTGTTCCAGCACAGAAAAACTTTGCCAGTGAGGTCAATTTCAACTGGTTGAAAATTGATGTTGAAGATACCGTAGGAGCACCTGACACAAAATTATACCTCAGAGGATTCAAAAATAAAGACACAGTTCCATCTGATAAAACCTCTGTCTTTACTGTTGGAAACAAGGTAGGTGACACACTAAACCTAACAATAGCAGGTATATCATCAACAGCACAAATTTTGATGACAGTGCCATCTGGTGTAGGACCATCTGGTAAGAAGGAGCATAGAGTGGGAAGAAATGCTGGTATCAACAGCATCACGAGTGACACCATAACACTTCAAGCAGATCATAATTTATTCCAAGGAGAGTCTATTCAATTCTTCTCAGATACAGGATCACTTCCTGATGGTATAGAGCATAAGAAAACTTACTTCGCTGTAACAGCGTCAT